GGCATATCCGATGACGGTAAAACGATGCCAGTTGTTCCTTTTTGCTTTTCTACCAGAGTTCTTCAACTATTTGTTTGTTGAGATCATACTCCTCTTAATTTCTTAGTATATATCATTAAAATGTAGGATATATACTCTTACGTCAAGACTTCTTCTAAGAAGGGAATGGACTATAATTTAAGCCTATTACTAATTACTAAGCCTACTATCATTTAGTCTCTGAAGTTCTCTTTAAAGAACCTGCGGATTGTCTCTACTCTTAATATTGTAACTATGTTAACGAGTTTTCCCCGAAAATATATTAATTATTCAATTAATCTAGTAATTAAGATTTAGCGAGATATTCCCGATCAATTTTATAGTATTGCTGCCTACATGACAACTAGCCGTATTTTTACATACAACTGTGGCCTGCGTTGACCACTTCTGGAACAGTTTCCTATCCAAACATTCTTGTTATTTTGTCTAATCATGAAGACATGAGAAGGTACTTCTAAACAATATACAGGGCCATTATAGTTGTAAACTTCTTCTTTTTGACCATTCTGTGTCTTAATATGCCCATGATTTATCTGTGGGTTATTCTTGGTTTTATTAATTCTAACACTTAAAGTATCTGCATTAAGTATTCCATTATCTGTAGCAGACATATAATACGCAGTACCTTTCTTCCTAAGTATCTTAATAGAACCACTCCAACCAGCATGAATTGCTAGTTTCATAACATCATCTGCCAATTTACTAGATGATGTGTAGTAACATTCTGAACCTTGTTCATTATGTGATCCATCACAACTAATAAGACTTTCAAGTAACACTCTTGCTTGTCTTTGTCCTAGATCCCAAACGAAATTTGGTAGAAATTTATTGAGAGCACCTACATTTAATGGTTTTAGATAATTGTACAGTACTTCATTTGAAAAATTATTATTTGCTCCAAGATTTTCGTTGTTTAAATGCGAACATTTATCTGCCTTGCTATGTTTAAGATTTAAACCTAATTTTGTACATACTAATCTCATGTGATCTATTTTTCTTTGTTTGGCTCCAGCTAAATATACTCTAGTTGAAGAAACTTTATCTAAACATCCATCTGCAATAAATATGCCTAATAGTTCTAAAAATGCATCCATATCATAGTTGTATTTAGTATTCTTAAATGTTATCTCCATAAGTTTCTGTTCTGGATTATTATTTAAACAATCTTTTTTGAATCTAACACGTTTTCCCATTACTTCTTTAGCAGGTACTCTTTCAAATTTTATAGCATCTCTCTTTTTTACATATAGATCATGATCCATAGTAACATCTAGATCTACTTGTTGAGATGTTAATTTGTACATTTGACCTCTGTATTTGAAATTGTACACTTCTATTGGATTGACATACTTGATGTATTTGTCATCAATTAGAGACGCTACTTTGTCATCTTTAGTAACATCTGCTATTTTTTTCCAGCCTGTTGCCGTAAGAACTTCCGCCGTGCCGAATATACAGTATTTGTCGCCCACTATCGGTACACGTTCACTCCTAGTGCGGACCTTTCTGAGCTCATAACCATCACTATTAAAAATATTGGTCCAAACCTTATCTATTATCCCAGGTACAGTGCCTTTATAAATCTCACTATTGTCCTTAAAAGATTTATTACTTGTCCCCATTGCCTGAATTGGTGAAACTTTACCTATTATAATATCACCATTTTCCACTACTGACTCTTCTGGTGCGTACCCTTTATCATTTAACTTATCATAAGAACCGGGTTTGATTCCTACCACTTTAGTACGGTCTGGTTTCATAAACAGGTCATCTTGAGCAGTAGACTGATTTTTCTCTATTGAAGTCACATATTTATTCAAATAAGTACCTCTAAATAATCCGCGATCAATAGCAGATTTATTAGCCACTATACTGTCTTCTTGATTGTATCCGCTATAGCAGGCCACAGCTACCACGCAATTTTCACCTGAGGCCAATTTGTCCATATTAGTATACTTACTCATTCTAGTTGTTATTAAAGGCCTTTGTGGATAGTACAACATATAAGTAATATCTAATCTGTGTCTATAGTTAGAAGTATATAAGCCAATAGCCTGCTTAGCTTGAGCATACTGGAAGATATTTCTAGGTGCCTGATTAAAGTTAAACCAGGGTATATTAGCAACTACATTTCCTACTAGTAAAGCAGGATGAATCTCACAGTAGTTATACTTGTAAAATATTAAATCACTATATCTATTTATTAGAGTAGTAGTATTAATACTATTTTTGCTGTTTTCTTTTGCTAGTCTAGCAGACAGTTTCTCTTTTTCTCTAGCAGCATCTACTTCTATAGGAAACATTGCTGCTAAACTATTTGTAAACTCATCTATGTCTACATATTCTACTAAATTTTTATTTTTAGCTAAAAACTCATTCCAACTGAGTTCACTATCTATTACCCCACTAGTAAGTAGTACTTTGTTATCTTCTACACGTAAAACTGGACGTACTAGACGGC